TCCATAGCAGATACGTTGAACGTATTCCTCCCAGCCCCACCACCATTGGCACGAGCTATACCGCCACCAATTTCGTCATATGTGCTTTCGCTCAAAGGCAATACAGCTTCTTTATATTTACCTTCGCCAATTTCAGCATAAGTGGAGCCATAAGCCACACCACCGCTTGCCAGTTTTGGTAGTGATAAATTGCTACTAAATCCACTTGAACCGGAATTGAACATACCTGAAAATGCACTTTGTGTAGCTGTTTGAGCTACACCAGCTGCCGTGTTAGCACTCCACGCAGCCATGCCAGCGATAGCACTAGCACCAAATGTCGCCATACTAACTTGTTGAGCCAATGCACTCCAAGCTGGTAATTGAGCGTTAGCTGCAGCAATGCCAGTTGCAGATTGTTGAGCCGCTAGCATTTTACCAAAGACTGCCTGTTTGATTTGACCGGCTATCCATTGCGCTACGCTATCCGCAATAGTTTTGAGTATTGCTTTGCCAAGATTTTGGAACGTTTGCATGAGCGTTGTTGTGCCTTGAATAAGGCCTGAAATAGATCCTTGCAAGCTATCCATGCCAGAGTTCATAGCGTCAAATAATACCTGTTGGCCGTTCATGTGAGCGTCAAATGCAGCTTGTTTATACTCTTCAAGTAATGACTTTCGCAAGTCATAGTTTTGTTGCATAGCGATATATTCATCATTCAATGCAGTTTGCAATGCCTCGAAGTTTTGAGTACGCATGGCGTCTTCGATTTTATATTTTTCGTCTTGCAACTCTGTTTGAAGTTGTAGTGCCTTTTTCTGATACTCTTCTTGTTTAGCCAACAATTCTGCATTTTTCATAGCCTCAAATGAGATTTGTCCATCGCCGGTAAGTTGGAATGCAATGCCTCGTTCTTTCAACTTATCAATATAATGTTGTTGCTCCATGGCGTCCATTTTGATGAACTTATCAACCATTTCTGCATACTTATCTTCGATTGTATCGATAGCGTCGATATAATCCTTAGACAATTGAACGGACGGAGATACGCTACCAGTACTGTCTTTATCAGCAGTATTGAAAGCGAATTCTTTTTGCATATCTCGAATACTTGTTTCAATATCTCGGAGTTTTTTAAATTCCTCTTGCTTAGCCTTGATGCGTTTATCAGCATAAACATCGTTTAGGTTTTTAAGGTCCTCTTGATAATTTGAATTAGCGTCTTTAGATTTATCAAGTTCTTCTCGTTCTTTCTTGTATTGCAATTCAATTAATTCGACTTGATTGCCTTGCATTTCCAAGAATGACTGCAAGATTTTTTCATGGACCTCTTTGGCCTCTTTTGCAAGATCCTTTCCAGATGCACCACTGCCACCGGAACCGCCTCCGCCACCAGTACCACCGGAGCCAGTATCATAACCGCCTCCGCCACCACCTGCTCCACCATCGAAACCAGTATCACCGCCACCTGTTACACCTTGCATGACTTGTGAGGCCATATCCTCTGCTTTATTGATAAATGCCTGTGTATCATCAGCGCTGATTGTATCGACTTGTTGAATAGCAGTAAATGTAGTGCCAAAGAACTTTGCAACTTTATCCCCTACACTATTAAGTTTTGCAATTAACCAGTTAAGCCCTTCGATAATTTTATTTACACCCCAAACAGCGGTGTGCACAATAGTTGAAAATACAGAGCTTAACGTATTACCGAACCCATTAGACGCAGCAGATGCAGTCGCAAACACACCGACCAAAGTCATTATGACGGATATTAATATTCCGACTGGGTTTGCCTTCATTACAACATTTAATACACGCTGAGCAGTAGCTGCAGCTAATGTACTACTTCTTAAAGCTAGAAACAGAGATTTAAGGACAGTTGTCCCCAAAGTCAATGCGCCTATCGATAAGATAGTACCTTGAATAGCTACTTTAACAACAGTCATTGCTACCGCATAAGCCCTAGTTGCAATTGCAGAGGCGACTTGTGCAGTTTTTAACGCTACAGTTTTTACAGTCAATGCAGCAGTTTGAGCGCTACATAATGCGACTGTCGCTTTATAAGTAATAAATGCAGTGGTAACACCTACAATGGCAGTGGCAACCCCTGGCATAGCGGTTCTAAACAGGTTCGCAAAGCTCGTAACAATATTCTTAGCTGTACCAATTACAACCGATAACGCACTAAATGCACCCCTTACAGTAATAATGGCTGCTTGTGCAGCAGTACCAACTAAACGAAAGGCAATAGACAACCCAGCAAGTGCATCGTTCAATACACCTGAACTTGTCATGTTGCTTATTTCTTCCATAGCCGGTTGAAATGCAGCTATTAATTCGTTCTGAACTTGTGTTCCTATATCTTGGAACGTCATAGGAATTTCTGCAAACTTAGCATTTGTTTCTTCTGCACTATTGAATAAGGCTTCCTTGATAATATCAGCAGTAATAAGCCCTTGCGAGCTCATTTCCTTCAATTGACCGACAGTAAGGCCCATTTCACTTGCAATAGATTGTGCCAACATCGGAGCGTTTTCCATAATTGAGTGGAATTCGTCCCCTTGTAGCTTACCAGCTGCCATTGCTTGCGTTAACTGGTACATAGCTGATGTTGTTTCTTCAACGCTAGCACCTGAGATTTTAAATTGCTTATTCAATTGTTCAACAAAATAGATTGCTTCGTCGTTAGACGAAAAAGCGTCTTTTGCAAGCATGTTCAACTTAGCCACACTATCGGCCATATCTAAATAACTACCACGAGAACGATTAGCGGCGCTATAAATCTTGTCCATTATTTCAGCAGTAGACTGACTGCCGTCATTAATTAGATTGATACGTGCCCTAATCTGTGTAAGCTGGTCGGTGGTTTGAACAGCACTAACTGCCATATCTTTCATGGCTCCCCCTGCAGCTTCAATCCCTATTGCCGCAGCACCAAATGCAGCACCACTTTTTGCGGCATTCATAATACTAGGAATTTCTATACCGAAGATCTTCTGTGCTTTGCTTTTAACAGCCTCCATCGAAGCAGTAACGTCTTTGCCTAGTGCATTTTCCGCTTTCTTAGCCACCCTATCGAGTGCTTGCTCGGCACCACTAGATGAACCGACTATGCGTACATTGATTTGTGAATCTGCCATTTTCTTATATCTCACCTCCCGCCTGTCTGAATTCTTCCATGAATAACTTTTCTTCCGTTTTGCGTTGTGCCAATGTCATAGGGTGTAATTGCTTCATGATGTCCTCGACTTTTAACCGCTTATTGCCAGCAATATGAACGTTTGTCATTATGCACGTAAAATAAGCCTGTCTACGGTCCTCAATCTCCATTCGCAATTCGTACCCTTCCACCAGTTTGTAATATTCCATAGGACTTAATTTCATAAACTCCCAAGGCTTCAAATTGAGTGGACCATATGCCGTACGCTCGGCCTTTGTTATCCATAAATTAAAAGAGGGGGCCGTATAGCCCCCTTCTAGTTTTTTACTTCTGCTTCCTCTGCTTCTACTTCAGATTGTGCTTTTTCGTCAGCTTCTTCCGGAAATGATGCATAGTACGCAGCCTTACCAAAGACACCACTACCGATTAATGCTTTTACAATTAACTGTACAAGGTCTAAATATTGAACCTCACCTTCATCGAATAATTGTTGTAGCTTTTCTTGGTAGTAAATATAATCGCGTTTACGACCTTCATGCTTCATTCCGACAACAAATGCAGTGATTAATTGTTGGAATGTCATTGCCCCAGCTTGAACTGCTTTAAAAATAGGTTCGCCCCATAGCTGTTCGAGTTCAGCAATTCGACCAATCGTAAAGTAAATTGTTTCGCCAGTATTAAATACATCACATGTGATTTTTTTCATGAGTGCGCACTCCTTAATTAACTATAAATTATGGTTGTTTTAATTCGGACAATGGACCTACGCCATTTAAGCTGCCTTTATACGTTGCCACATCGTCATGTGGTGTGTTCATAGACAATTCTGTAATGGAGCAAATACCTGTCATATAGGCTTTGTTAGGATATTCAATCTTAATGTTGATAAGATCATCATTCAAGAACGCTTTTTCTAACAACTGCAATGATTCTTCGTTAGGCATAAGTAACGTTTCAAGGTCGATAGACCACTCTTTAAGGCCTGGGATAGTAGACTTCCAGCCGTTAGTGCCTTTATGAGATGCATCGATGCTATCAGCTTTACGAGATACATCACCTGTACGTTGTCCGCCTAATAAAAGCCATTCAGCACCTGTTGTTTCGTCGGTGCCAGTATTAACATAAATTAAATAATTTTTACCAGCAGTAGGCATTGCAGCCTGTTGCGGTTTATAAAGTTTTTTTGCTGTAGCTGGTTGAGCTGGCATTAGTAGATACCTCCATTTGTTTCTTCATTCAAATTAATAAGGCGAGCCACAAACCTGTACTGTGTGCCAATCAATGGCCGTACTGAATCATGGTCGCCTACTTTACTTGTACATTTAATATCGATAATTTGATAGCCGCTATCTTGCAAGATACATAAATTGGAATTTAAACATCCACATTCATCGCGCAGCTTAGTCATGATTTTTTCAAGTTTTGTTTCTAGATTTGCTATTAATTCATATCCGACTGATAGGTCCGGATCATCATTCCGCCCCCAAACTTCAATAAACAACTCCTGTTGCATTTCAGATTGCACAGAGTTATCTCCTGGCATTGTTTCTCCTCGAATAACCATAATAACTCCATGACTATCAATCTTAGCGGCCTGTGGGCGCATAGCACCTAATATAACATTAAAATCATATCCGGAGCTAACAATGATATCTTTAATATGTTTCATTAACTCAAACCACATATTACCCCCTATAGATTTCAACAGAACGATATCCTTTGTATTCTGTAGGGTTACCTGTAAGCTGCTCTGGTGTTATTCGTGATTCCAATAATTTAATACGAGCTTCATAGTATTCTAATTTTTTAGAATAGAAGTCCTCCGTCGAACCATTACTAGTATAACTTCCTGGTAAGGCATACGACTTATTAACACAGACTTCTCGGTAAATATATGAAAGGACTAATTCATCGATAGTAAAACTACGTATAACTTTATCCTTTGATACACCTAATCTATCCGCAAGTACATATAGCCATTGTTCTGCTTTGGATACAGCACTCTCTGTTACCTCTTGCGTTAGCAATTCATCCCCTAATAGGTCGGCCATATCTTCAAAATTATATAGCATACAGTACTCCTTATATTTCAAAACTCAGCGTAATCTCATCTTTTACTAGCCCTTGTGCCACATCATCTAGTGCAATACCGGTATATCTGGAAAAAATACTAGTAATATTTGAGACATTATTCTGCAACGCTTCATACAAAAATGGATCTGGGGCAGTCCCAGGGTGAACCACTTTCCTAGCAAATATAAATCCATTACCGCCTTGTGGTACGAATCTCAATATCTTCTTAAAATGCGGCCGAATTACATGTGCTGGTGTCCCTGCATGTACAAAAGGGCCGTATTTAGCGACATCACTATCAATAAATACAACCCCTTGCATTCCACTGTTAGAAATTCGATAATCAACAGCCTTTTCTAAATTCCCTGTTCTCGAGGTAAATCTATGTTTCTCCTGTGCAGTATCTCGAACTTCAATAGTACTCGCTTTTACTGCCTGACAAATACGCTTGTTGAAAATATCCTGGCTATTCACCGGTGTTTATTTTTTACTACCACCCTTACTGCCTTTTATAGGCTTTTCAGGTGGTTCAGTATCTGCAGGTGGTTCAGTATCTGCAGGTGGTTCAGTATCTGCTGTTACAATTTCATAGCCATGTTCTGCAAACCACTCAATATGATTAGTATCTTCAGTAAATCCCTCACCATTAACAAAAGTAACATTGCCAGTTTGTCCTGTATAATCAGGCACTGGAGATTTTATAATCGGCATATTAGACCTCCTTATTTAACCTTAATTTTACGGAATACACCTGCAGCTTTAGATGCTTTTAATGCAACCGCGGCAACCATTTCGACTTCGCCTTTCTTTACAGCTCCGGAAGAAGTGAAGTCAGGGAGCCATAAGTTAACTACATTATCGCCAGCAAGAGATACACCGTGGAAACCATCGAGACCAAGGCGTGCGACATATAAAGAAGTTTCACCTTGACCATTAATACCTACCACAGGATCATTGCTACCAGCTTTGGCGCCAAGGTCAACTAACGGTGTAATGCCGTAATATTCAACTTGTTGTCCGAATTCATTTAATTGAGTAGAGTACATCGCAGAACGTCTAGCTACTGCTCGAATTTTAGCAATCAATTTAGAGTTGCCCATAATGGCAGATGGCGCACCATCCAAGCCTAAAAGGAATTCATCGAGTTGGTCTAAGAATGTCTTGTAGTTTGCATCAATAGCACCACTATCAGACAAATCAATAGCTGCTGTAGGTGTATATTCAGTAGAAGAACCTAAAAGCGCCTTGTCTAAACCATCAAATGCTTTAGCGTTGGTACCAGTGTCGCCATTAATAACTGTGTCATTAAACAATGCAGTTGCAGCCTTGACCTTTTGCTCGATTTGTAATGTTACTTCATCAACAATACCGCCCATTTTAGCGATTACACGGTCGATTTCAAAGGATCCGCCAAATACTTTCAAATCAACAGTATGACGTTTACGAGTTACACTTTGAGGTGTGTATTCAGCATTAATATCACGGAAATCTGCAGTTGGTTGTGTTAATAATCGAGTATAACCATAGGTTAAAGTACCGCCACCGCCAGTAGGAGATACAGCATCATCAAATGTTAAGTTTTCAAATAAAAAAGACGATTTACGGAATTCATCAATAACTCCCATTTGTAAATCGTCTTGTACGTTAAGTTTTGCTTCAGCTAATGTAATTGGCATTAGTTTATTCCTCCGTTATTAGAATTTATAAAATTTATTGGGCTTCAATAGCAGCCGCTACGGCCCCCTTTAAACCTACTGGCTTATTACTGCCAGAATTGTTGCTTCCTGCACCGCTTGTGCCTGAACCACTTCCGCGTTTTTGTACATCTTTAATTGCATAATCTTTACCTTTTAGCCATTCATCTACACAATCGTCAACAGTTCCGCTAGTACCATCAGGCTTAATATATCCATAAGTACCATCTTCGTTGACTTTGATGTTACCAACAATCAGCTTTGAAAATTCCTTAGGATCCATAGCGTTACGCTTCGTCAAAGAATCAACCACGGCTGCAGAAATTTCAGACTGTACACGTTGTGCATCAGCATTTTCTCTTGCTTTACGCTCGGCCTCTACAGAATCCTCCAGGGTTTTAATTCGTTGCTGCATAGCTACAATACCTGCATCATCTTTAATCCCTGTAGAGGTGATTTTTTCTAGCTTACCTTGCGCATCAGCAAGCTCACGGTCGGTGACTTCTTTTGCCGCTTTTGCTGCTTTCGCCTCATCATTCTTGGCATTAAATTGACTCTTGGAAACGTAGTTTTCACCATAATCCTTAGTCACTGCTTCTGCTTGTTCCTCCGTTAACCCTAACTTAATTAGTTCCTCTTTTGTCATCTGTATGACCTCCTGTAAAATAAACTTTCCCTCTTCGCTTTATTTTCGTGAGCCACACCTCACGACCGCGGTCTTGTTCTTTTACGCCTGCAATACTAAAAAGGCAACAAAAAAAGCACTTGCTTATGCAAGTGCTAGATCACCTATTATAAATTATTAAATTTCTCGAATCCCAGCTATTTCACTAGCAAATAATTCATATTCACCAACATCTATAGACGCTTCGTCTGGCTCATTATTTACGCTAGATGTATAACCCAATAATTTGCCTTTCATAGTATCTCCATCAACGAATATGACTTCAATATTTTCTGACTTGATTTCATCGTATCGTCTACGCAATTCTTTTTCTGTCATTTTCGTTCACTTCCCTTCGGTACTATATGAATGCCTTTATTAGATACATGCACAGTCGCAAAGCTAGTACTCCGTTTCGCTCCTGTCTCTTCATGTACATCATACCCAATATGTGGGTATATATCAACTAGTATTTTATGGTTCCAATCGCCATTACGTGTAAACCCTATTCCTCCATTATTCGCTCCAACTCTTATTGCCTTCAATACATCAGAATGTGATGGTTCGACATCGTAATAGCTTTTATTTTTTGAGGCATCATATAGCTTACCATCTTTTACATGCATGCTCTGCCGAGCTACATATGATTTATTAAAATATGGAGAATTAATATAGTCTATAATGCGAGCTTTGACATCTTCTTTAGTTTCGCCATCTTTCCGTTTTGAGATTTCTTCGACACGAACTTTACCATCTTTTATGTAGTCTTTTAGACTCTCAATCACCGGGAGTCTGCGTTTAAAAACATCTCCACTCCACCCCCTAGCTTTTTCAGTCCACGATATATGCCCATTCATTACTAAGTTGCGTCCATTTACCCCTAATATTTGTTCTTGTTCTGTTTTATTCAACGTCTTTAAATATGACAATCCGCCGGCTTCTACATTAGGCTTTGCAACAGTATTATTAATCATGCCATCGATAACTGGCATAATGCGACAAAGGCAATGTGGATGTGCTGGCAAATGTGGGAACTTATCCTTTGGATACACTCCACGGCCTAACCCATATAAATCTGCGTTAGCATATACATCGCAAATATCGACAATAGGGTGACTCGAACTCATTCGCCACCGAAAGGCTACCACATCAGGATCATCTAAATGTCTTGCAATTTCCCCCTCAGCATATGCCCTCGCTCGTTCTGTCCGCGCAATGCGCTCTGCATGATATCTTGCCTTTTCTTGAGTTGCAACGTATACTGCACGACTAACAGATGCAGCATTGCCTTTTTCTATTGCTTCTATCAATTCAGTATAGGCAGCACGCATACCAGGCGTAGTACGTTGTTCTATCAGACTTCTAACACGTCGAAGTTGATACTTAACAGCTTTTCGTTCTGCTTCATTAGTAGGCAATGTAATATTTAGGCTATTAATCCGTTTTAAAAATTTAGGTAATTCGGCTTTATCAATAACCGTATCAGTCCCATAGCCATCAAATAATGCTCGTGCGGTCTCAATCGTACTATTTCCTTTAGACATAGCATCTTGAATCGTAGTAATAACTTCACGTTTTACGGTACCTGATGCATTATGTAGCCTATCAGATAAGTTTAATCCATCAGGTGCCCATGCCTTTTGCATTGCCTTTGAAATGGTTTGTAATTTATATGGCATGCCTGCGATTATTGCACTTTTAGCTGCATCACTTGTTACACCTATATCTACACCATATCCCCTAGCACACTCCTCAACCAACTCATCGATTAACGTGCCTCTCATTGCTTCCATTACAGGATATTTTTTATATGCTTCTTTAACAGCATATTTAGGCGTGTGCCCTTCGTCTAGTAATCGACGTACTTCGGCTTCAAACTCATCAATTATATCGCGTATGACACGTTCGGTATGCTTATTCATCTAGTCGCTCACTGTTCTCATCCGAATTTTCTCCATTCGAATACATATCATCTAATACTTCTTGCTGTGCAGTAGCTTCCACTTCTTTAACAATGGCATCATATACATTGCCGTCAATATTAGGCATATACCCATCAAGGATGCGTTTAAGCACTTCAACATAATATGTTTTAGATTTAAACCCTAAATCAAGGGCTTGCTGCCCTTGAGATAAGCAATCAGCTACATCATTAATATCAAAGTCCCTTGGATATTCACATTTATAATTCAACTGCTCGCCAGTCCACAATTCATATAATGCAATAATGGCTTTCTCTGCATTTTCACACTGTACAGCGAAGTTTGCTAGTCGTTGATTTGTTCTTTTGAACGCCCACTGTTTAGCAACCCCTGATTTTTCTTGCTGAACCCCTACTACAGAATCAACACCACCTATGCGGTACATTTCTTTAATTTCCGCTTCCTTTTCTTGCATGATAATTTGTGCCGGCCCATTATCTGGAGCAATAAAAGCAGGAGGATGACTAGCCTCTGATGGATATAGTAGAACATTATTGACACCCAAGGTTAAATCTTCTATACCTTCATCGGATGGCATTGTTAAAGTAGAAAATGTTTGAGAGTTCAAAATCTGTGTCAATAAACTATCAAGATGATAAACTCTATAGTTCTTTTGTGCTAACGAATAGAACTCTGGATGCGGTAATATAGTTGTTTTCTTAGTGCTACGACCAAACCATTGCACTACAGGAACCCGTCCTAACCCATGTTTACCTTCATTAATAATGCCCCGCCCTTTATCACGAATAGTCCATTTTGTATCTGTCCATTCATAATATACTGTTGAACTACCTCCATTATCATCAGTAACAATCGTTCTATATTCGAATCTAATTATTCGACCTTTGTCATCCAGTTTCCAACCAGTCACATCACTAGGTTCAACTGAAGTTAAATACGGTAGCCGTCTATCGCGTACATTATCAGCCAAACTTTCGCCAAATTCTGCTTCATTGTTAACAATGACATACACAACACCATACATTTTGGCAATCAAAGCCTGTTGCTGAATGTATTCTTGTAATGATGTACCTAATCGATCTGCATCTTTTAAAAACACTTTGAATTTAGCCGTTTCTTTATATTCTCTTCGAATTTCATCATTAAAGATAGGATCTACATTCGCATTAATAATCGCTGCGGTATGATTAGAATAGCTTGATAACTTTTTACGGAAATTATAATTGTCTATGCTTTCTCTTGGATGCTGTTTTAAACCACGACCTAAAGAGAATAACCCGGACCCATAGTACGCATCATGTAATAACTGGTATGCATACTTCTGTTCGTTTGTAATAAACATATAATGAAGTTCCTCCTAATAAATATCAGAATTGATGGATTTAATAACAGGCGCATTCAAACGTTCAACAACGCCTGTCGTTGCGTCTTGAGCATCATCATGTGCATTTTTACCTTTGCGCTGATACTTATACATGGATGTATAGTATTCAGGCCAGCGGTCCTTAAAGTTAACTGGGAATAAAACATAATCCATAACTTGTGTTGAATTTGATAATATTCTAGCTTCCTTATTCTTACTTTGATGAAATGCAGTAATCTTTGTCCGATTACCTGGATACTTTTCTTTTAGTATCCGTTTAACATTTCTAGCAAAACCACGCCCCCCATTATTAGACTCTATATCAGCAATATTTACACTATTTCGATTTATTAAATCTGCAGTTTGTTCTTCAGTAATTTCCATAGGCGCATCTGTATACAATACATCTAACACATATGCATAGTCTTTATATACCCCATACACAATGCCACATAAGAAGTCGTCGCCGGTATCTGCAGAGTCTACGTAAGCCTTCACTGCAGAGAATAGTGGATATCCTTTATCATCCCTAGGAACATCCTCATATGTACTGAAATAAGAGTATAGCCTACCTTTTATATCAATAGGCTCTTGTTGGTAATTGGCTGATGCAATATCCTCGCCCATTGCTCTAATTTTAGATAAATAGCTATCTTTTGACAGTACTTCTGGGCATAGCATGCTACCATCCTCCTGAACCGCTTTCATCATAATCACTTTAGATTTGAACTTAGGATCATCTTTGAAATGCTCGATAGCACGTCCAGCCAAATCATCTGAAGCCCATCGTGTCATGATTATAATAATCTTTCCTCCCTCTTCTAATCGAGAGAGCATTGTGTTTGTAAACCAACTCCAATGTGACTCTTTGACGTTTTCATTATAGGCTTCTTCAGCATTTTTAATGATATCGTCAATTATTAAGAGTGTCGCACCGAAGCCTGTAGATGAACCGTCAGGAGATGTAGCGAGATAGCTATTATAGCCATCCTTCAAAGACCACATATGAGCTGCTCCATCGCCCTCTTTGATTTCAACTCCAGGGAATACATCTGAGAAAACGGTTATATTCTCATCAGCTTTAACTTCCTTGATTGCATTTCGCACTCCCTTGGCAAATGTCTTGGATAAAGTCGCATTGTAAGATCCAGTCATCACCTTTTCTTTGTGGTTTTTACCAAGTACCCATTTTGACAGGTTCTGGGCTGTGCGGCTCTTCCCATGCCTTGGCGGTAAATTAAGAATAAGAACATTGTAGATATCGCCCTCATAAAAATCTTGTAATGCATCGCACAAATCAACTAAATATTGACGGTCGTATTCATAAAAGTCACCCTCTAATAGATGGCAAAAATAAAAGAATTCACGTCTCGCAAGTTCATATTTGAACTCCTGTACAACAGCCGGTGTGAATTCCATATTATCTATCCTCTTTTTCAATAACTTTTCTTATTTCTTCAGTACTTAAGCCAGCTAATGGATTGTGATTTACATTAACATCAATCGTCCGATTCCCCATAGAAATATTGGCAACTTCAGCGCGAATCTTATCAATTCTTGCTCGTTGTTCGTCTGTAGCTAACGGGCTGCGACACATAACGTCGTACTGCTGAATCATTTTAGTTAAAGTGGCCATTGCCACTGATTGGGCCTTCATAAATACTACTTCTTTGTCTACCGAAGAAATGACCTTATCTGTTTTAGTAACAGAACGACTGGTCCCTTTAGCAGGGTCAATAGTAACCTCTGTCCTATTTTCAGTGACCCGTGTATGGTCTTCTATTCCCTCAACATACATCAGCTTTTGTGCTCTGATAATACGTGCAAATTGAACTTTTATGTTCATATATAGAATATCAATGGGGCTTGATTCTTCGACTTCCATAACAATGTCTAAAGTTTCTTTTGGTAAATATTTCGCTAGCAATCCGTGCTTAACCGCATTTTGATTTTGTTTAGGCGCACCACCAGCATTGTATAATGCATTATGATTACCAGGCTGGCCTCCTCGTTTTCTTGTATGCGTACTTTTATTTTTTGTATGCATACTTTTTTTTGATGTATCGCGGGACCACCCATAGCGTGTCTTCCACGATTTAACAGTCGCCAATGACACCCCATACTTCTCGGCAATATCCTTATACTTCATGCCGTTTAGGTAGTCCTTGTGCGCTTGCTGATGTGTCGTCACATGGCAGCACCACCTCACTCAATTCATGTTGTTTACAAAAAACTATTGGGCAACCTCAGAAAATTCTAAGCGTTGCCCATTTCTAATCACATGTACATTTTTATTATTTCCAATAAATTCGATATATCGCTTTACTATTACATCGCAGTATTTAGGATCTAATTCGATGCATCTACATCTGCGCTTTGTTTGTTCGCAGGCAATCAATGTAGAACCTGAACCACCAAACGGTTCGAATACAAGTTCTCCAGGTTTGGATGAGTTCTTAATTCCCTGTGCACACAATGCAATCGGTTTCATCGTTGGATGTTCGCCATTTCTTAATGGCTTATTAAAGCGCCATATAGAGTCGCATTCAATGCCATTATTAACTTCTATTTCATAGCCAGGCACTCTTACTACAATATGGTCTGTTTCATTAGAAAAATGAAGAATGTAGTCATCTCCATCTTTTTCAATTTCAAGAGGAAGATTGTCATCAATCACAGTAGATTGTTTTCTACCACCATAAAACTTATGACTGGCTCCAGGTTTCCATCCATATAGAATTGGTTCATGTTTCCACTGGTAATCTTGGCGCCCCATTACAAATGTATTCTTAACCCAAATCAGGCATTGTTTGATAAGTAAATCATTATCACGAATTGCACGCCTGAATTGACCTCCACAGCTATCAGAGTGACAGATATAAAACGCGCCACCAGGTTTCAATGCTTTGTTAACCAAAGCGAATACATCATCAAGAAATATATCAAATTCAGCATCTGACATATTATCGTTTTGAATGGTAAGGGCTTCCTTTGTACCACCCTCATAAGCCACGTTATACGGTGGGTCTGTAAATACCATATCAACAACGTCCCCCCCCCAGTAGACAACCAAGAGATTCTGTCTTTGTCGAGTCACCACACAGTAACATATGCTCACCTAACATCCATACATCACCGAACTTTGTCATAGGTTCTTTAATTGATTTGATGGCTTCTTCTGCATCAAAATCATCCTCATGAACTTCATCTGCCATTACCTGGTTTAATAGGCTAGCTATATCATCATCAGAATAACCTGTGAACTCAGCAAAATCTCCCGTATCAGCTAATAACTCTCCTAATAAGGTATTATCAATATCTGATAATTCGGCGATTCTATTATCTGCAATCAGGTCTGCATACTCTGCAGCTTCGCTTTCATAATCCTGCCGGTCAATTGGCACTGTATCTAGGCCTAATAATTGTGCAGCCATTAACCGCCCATGGCCTCTTACAATAAAACCAGAACGGTTACTTACCGTAATCGGAGCTCGCCAACCTTGTGCTTTTATCACTTTTGCTAACAGCTCTACTTGTTTATCACTATGGTGGTTAGGATTTCTAGGGTTTGGAACTACAGCGGCAATATCTACTAAATCTGTATACGCGCAATGGATCATAATGTTATCTGCCATTATTTCAGCACTCCTTTATTTTACTTATATTTACCGCACTCCTTATGAACCTTTGCGGTTTTTGTCTTTACTAACGAATGTGATGGTGCATACGATTTACACATATGGTCTATATGAATTCCATTGGCCTTACACCAACCTTTTACATTATTAAGGCATCGCCTCTTTTCACAATACACATCTGTCAATCGTATTCACCTCTCTTTCAATTACTTATAGTTATATCAATCACTACATTATGCCTAATCGGAATATCTATACTATATTTAGATGCAAAGTTATCCACAATACAACATAGTGTACTGTGGATAACTTCTCATTTGACTTTCAGTTTTGTAAAGTTTATATTAAAAGTGAGCTTTTGATTGGGTCAGTCTATGAAGGATTATAAGTTTTTCGCGGAACTTATGAGGATAAAAAGCAAAACTGTGTGCTTTGTTCATCCCTACCCTGTTTTAGAGGTCGCAGATTATTTCTGCGACCTCTTTTTCATTTCACAATGAATCTATTCCAACAAATATGGTATAATGCAACTGTGCGGGGCCCCGTCATAATCTAATTATGAAAGGAGGGCTGACCTTGAAAAATCAAAAGTTCAAAAGCAATATTATCTTTAGAGCATGGCGGATTGATAAAAAGACCGGTAAAAAACTATGGGCAAAAGACTTCGGCTTCAAAGCCTGGCCTATTCCCATTTCTGATTTAAAGAAATAATTGCACAGCCTTCATGGTAAAACGCACAAATGAGGTGTCGCGAACCTCATGTAAAAAGAGGCCTTTCATAGGCCTCTTTTTATTACATATAGCAAAAAGCCCTTGCCGAAGCAGGGGCTTTTTCGCTTTTGTGTTCTAGGTATTCACTGTGTCGAGAGAGATTAATCGTTTCCCTATTAACTCACACTATCATTATAAATTGTCAAGAATGACATGTCCACGACAGTTTTATGACAATTTCGTGTTTAATCCAATTACACCCCATAAGAGTACGGATAGCTCTTCAATACCTCTAGCGATGTACCTATGAATAGTCCGTACATCCGGCTTTTCAGGAAATGATTCTGCAATCTCTTCTAATGTTTCTCCATCAATATAATACCTGCGCATGCACTCACAATACTTAAATTGTTTTGCGCTACACTTCTCAGCATAGATGTCGAGCATATTATTCACATGCCTCATCATCAATGCTGTTTTTTCTTTGCTTTTAACAATCGCATTAACTTTTACAACGCTCTTATCGTCAAACATATCA